CCCCCCGCATATGAGGCCGTTAACGATTTGGCCTTGGCACACCGCCTAAGCGACCGCCATGTGTGGCGGATCCTGAAACAGGCGGATAAGGAAGCGGAGCAGGAAAATTTGTTTTAGAATGGAATGCCATGCAGATGTATGGCATTTTATTTTGGAGAAAAATATGAAAACGTTTTATTTTGTGCTGCTGGCGTTGGGTTTGGCAGCGTGTGGGCAAGTATCAGAGGAAGTCAAACCGACAGCCCCAGCACAGCAAGAAACTCAGCCTGACCCGAAAGTGAAAATCGTGGAGCGCCTGAAAAACGAAGAATACTTTATAGGGGAGAATAATTTAGACAAAATCCGCCGGCACGGCGAACTGAAAAGCCATGCGGAAAAATTGGTGGCATTGCTTACTCAAGCTGAAAAGGAGAGCCGCGGCATGGTGTTAAACGGTAGCAATTTGGCGGAGGTCAAGACATTTAACGAGGCTTTTATTGCTGTCGCCAAATCAGCCGATGAAACTTTCGGCGGGCCATTTTTGGAAGATAAGGCTGGATTGTATCAGTGTACCAATGCCGCCAATGCTGCATATGACTACTTTACCGCCAGACAAAACCAAAATGCTATGGTTGCCAATTATAAACAAAACTACGACAACGCTATGGCCGCTTGTAAAGAGCAAATTAAACATCCTCCTGAAGCTGAGGCAACTGTCTATGCCCGTAAAGGTATTAATCTGCCTATAAATGATTGTTTAGCCGTGTTGACCGGAGATGAACCATTTGACACATTTACTTGTCCGATGAAAATCAAATAAGGTTGAATCATGCCAAGGCCGTCTGAAATTTCAGGCGGCCTTTTTGTTGCCTACTGACACTGTTTCGACCGCTGCAAAAGCCATGCCGTTTGAAAATGTAAGCCTCTGAAAGTGCATTTTAATCTGATTTTGAGGGAGGCTTTAATGAGCAAAATTATTTGTCTGACTGCCGGACACAGTAACACCGACCCAGGCGCGGTCAACGGCTCCGACCGTGAGGCGGACTTGGCGCAGGATATGCGCAACATCGTGGCATCTATTTTGCGCGATGACTACGGCTTGACCGTTAAAACCGACGGCACGGGCAAAGGCAATATGCCGCTGCGCGAGGCTGTAAAACTGATTCGCGGCTCGGATGTGGCGATTGAGTTCCATACCAATGCGGCCGTCAGCAAAGCAGCTACGGGCATTGAGGCGTTGAGTACCGTCAAAAACAAACGCTGGTGTCAGGTGCTGAGCAAGGCTGTTGCGAAGGCTACCGGCTGGAAACTGCGCGGCGAAGTCGGCTTTAAACCCGACAATGGGGGCCAGCATTCGCGCCTGGCTTATGCACAAGCCGGCGGCATTGTGTTTGAGCCGTTTTTTATCAGCAACGATGCTGATTTAGCCTTGTTTAAGGCTACAAAATGGGGCATCTGCCGCGCGATTGCGGACGCGATTGCGATGGAATTGGGAGCGGCTAAGGTATGAAAAAGTCTTTGATTGCTTTATCTATTGCCTGTTGGGCAAAGTTGAAAAACGGTTTTGGCGTACCACCGTTATCTGAAATCAAAATCACGCCAAGCCCTGTTCGGGTAGGCTATTTGAAACAACATCCGTCTATGCGCCTGGGTAAGTCGGGTGTGGCGGCTGCGAAACGCGCGGCGCGTAAACGCAAGAATTGTCGTTAATCATGGGACAGGTTGAGTTTTACGAAAAGATGATTGAGCTGTGGTCGAGCAAAAGCCGTGAGGCAAGCGAACAGGCGGACTTGCCTGCGTTTGATTTTACGGAGGGAGAACTGGCCAATTATCGGTAAATGCTGAAACGGCACCTGCAAACCAAAAGTGTGGAATAGCAATGCGTATTTTGGATATTTTTAAAAACCCCGCGACAGGCAATGTGTCGCACTCGAAACTGTGGGCAAACGTTGCCTGCGCTGCGGGGACGTTTAAGTTTGTGATGTTGCCCGACCCGTCGGCGGAGATCTGGGCGGTGTATTTGGGCATTGTCGGCGGCTATGCGGTGGCGCGCTCGTTTGTCAGCGTGAAACGTCAGGAGGTCGAGAATGAATCTCGTGAAACTGCTGGCGAATAACTGGCAACCGATTGCCATCATCGCGCTTGTCGGCACGGGCTTGGCTGTGTCGCACCATCAAGGCTATAAGTCGGCGTTCGCGAAGCAGCAGGCGGTCATTGAGAAAATGGAGCGCGACAAGGCGCAAGCCCTGCTGTTGTCGGCTCAAAACTATGCGCGCGAATTGGAACAGTCGCGTGCGGAAGCTAAAAAATATGAAGTCAAGGCGCACGCCGTCGGCATGGCTTTGGCGAAAAAACAGGCGGAAGTCAGCCGTCTGAAAACGGAAAATAAAAAGGAAATCGAAAATGTCCTTACTCAAGACCGTAAAAATGCAAGTGGCGGTTGTATTGACGGCTTTGGCCATCACGGCCTGCAGCTCTACAACCGCGCCCTCGGCTACGGAAATTAAGGTTGTCGAAAAGGCGGTCATGCCGACGCCACCTGCTGCGTTGATGGTCGCTCCGGTACGCCCGAGTCCGCCTAAAGACGGCAAGACAGCAACGCTGCTCGAACACGCCGCTGAGTTTGGCGGCTATGTTTCGGAGCTGGAAAACCAAAACGCAGCGTGGCGAGACTGGGCGGGCAATCGCTCCCGCAAAGTCGGCGACTGACAAAAAAGCCCGCGTAGGGCGCGGGCTTAGGGTAAAAGCGGATTTTATACCTCTTTTACAGGGGTTTCGGCGGTAGTGCTTTTCACCAAATCGACTGCGTGCTGGCAGTTTTGCTTGCTGGTGTAGCCTTGGCCCTGAGCGATGATTTCATGGTTGGCTGCTTTCAAATGCCAACGGTATTCGCCTTTTGCGTCTTTATAGATTTCAAAATACATAAGGTTTCTCCTATGAATGAGTACACGTTTTCTTACCGCTTTGACGGTAAGTCCTGGTCATTGAGCATTTGGGCGGACAGCCCTGAAGAAGCTCGGGCAAAATTTCGGGCTGCACGGGAAAATGCGCAGTATGACGGCGAAGTTGTAACAAAGATTTATACATTTGTAAATATTTCGTGGGTTAAGAAGTTGTACAGACGGATAAAATATTTAATGGGTATCAAAGAATGACCTACCGTGAATTAGTTGAACGTCAGTTGGCTGTGCGCCATGCCGATTTGGAATTGGGCTTAAGCCGCTCCCGCGAACAAGAGCCGTTTGTCATTCATGTTTCTAATCTGCTGGATAAGGCAGGGTTTGAATATACGGTACGGATGAATAAGGATTTTCAGACGACCTTTAACCTTGAATATCCAAATACAAACTACGACACTTTTAAGCGTGCAGTTTGGCAGACGATTTCGGCGTATTACTGCGTTTGTAACGATGGAGATGGACTCGAAATTTTCAGTAATCGCCCTGACGGCTACTCCGTCCGTATCGTATTCGGCGACGTGCCGGTTTAAAGGGGTTTTAAATGGACTTTGAATTTGGGTTTAAAACCCTGTGGCCGATTGCAACGGCGGCGTTTTGGTTTTGGGTCAACGGTATTTCAGGCCGTCTGAAAGAGGCTGACAAGCGTATCGACGACCTTAAAGAGGAGCTGCACGCGGTCAAGCTCTCTTATCACACCAAGCAAGATGCCAAGGCAGACCGCGACAATATTGCGGCTTCGTTGGGACGCATCGAAAACAAGTTGGAAAAAGTAAACGAAAAACTGGACAGGAAAGCGGACAAATCATGAGCGACCCGATTTTGGAAGCCTTGGCGCGTATTGAAAACAAGACTGATCAAACTCTGAAAAATCAGAAGGAGATGCAGGCGGAAATTGCGCAAATCCGCCAAGACACGAAACGCACGGCCATTACATTCGGCGCACTGGGCGGCGGCGTGATTACGATCGGCTGGGAATTGCTTAAAGCGAAAATGGGACTGTAATTATGGCTCACCCGCAAGAAATCCGTGAAAAGTTACGCCGGCTCTATGTGAGCGGCGAGCAAACTTTGGAAACGGCGGCCTTGATGTGCGAAATCCCGCAGGCCACTGCGCGTGCGTGGAAACGTGCGGATAAGGAAAAAGGCGACGACTGGGATAAGATGCGCGCCGCCTACACTTTGGCCGGCGGCGGTATTGAGGACTTGAGCCGTGCGATGTTGGCCGGTTTTATGGTGCAGTACAACAGCACGATGACGATGCTGCAGGATTCGAGCACCGAAGATTTGCCGCCGTCCGACCGTGCCAAGCTGTTGGCCAGCCTTGCCGATGCGTTTACGAAAACCGTATCCGCCAATGCGCGTGTGATGCCGGAAACGTCAAAACTGGCGACGGCTTTGGAATTGATTGAGTTCTTGATGGCGTTTGTGCAAGAAAAACACCCCAAACATTTGCCTGCCTTTGTGGAGGTATTGGAGCCGTTTGGGGCGGAAGTGGAGAAGAAGTTTGGATAAGTTGAAAGTCGAATATACGCATAAGGGCTGGTTTTTATTCTGCCCGATTTGGATTGCCGATTGGGAAAGTGGAACTCCTGCAGTCGCACCGCGCTATAAGCTGGAGCCGTTGTTTTGGCTGGCCGACCAGTTTTTTTACTTTATGTCCGCCATGCATGAAATGAAAACGGGAGAGCCACTTCCTTTTTGTTTCAAGGTTTATCCCAAACCGCTAAAAAAACCTGTCGTTCACTATTACAAGGCCGTCTGAAAAAAGGTCGGCTTATCAAACCCGACCTTTTGTATTTCTTTATAAACTTTGCAGCAGATTGATAATTTGAGGAGATGTAACAGCGTCGATGGCTTTCTCGGTAAATTTCGCCAATGCGACATCTCCCATTTTGCTTAAGATGCCCTTTAGTCTGCTTTTTTCTTCCGGAGGGATGTTTGCTTCGTTGATTTTGGCATCCAGTAAGGCTTGAATGGTGTCGCTGTGCAACCTGACCGTGACAACACCAAGAATGGCGGATAGGCCGCCATCATCGGTAAGGAAATCTATGCCTTTGGCCGTGATTTTAACGGTAGCGCTTAAATTCTTATCGTTGCAAACAACCAAACCATGTTCTGCCAAATATCGCAGATTTGCTGATCGCTTTGCAATATATAGTTCTGCCTCTCCTACTGTTTCTATGACTCCTACAACTTGAGCAATAGCGGCATCTATCCAATATTCATATGTCTTGCTATCAGGATAAATGTTATTAAGCTCTTTTAATATTTCGCGTTGCAGGTTTCTGTCTAACCAATCCATTTTGAGCGCTCCATATGAAAAATAAAGAATTCCTCAAATCCCTTGCCGAACTGGCCGCCACCCTGCGCCAAGTCATCGAAGCGGAAGTGGACGGCTTTAATGCGTCGCCAAAGGCTATTACTGCACGCCGTGCCAAGGTATTTGACCCGGTAGGCGGTTACGAGTATTTCGTCAACACCTACTTTCCGCATTATATCCGCTCCCCTGAAAAATCCGAACTGCATGAGTTTTTATTCAGCCGTCTGCCGGAGATTATCCGCTCCCCTAAAGGGGAAAATGAGGCGGTGGGTGCGCCGCGTGGCGAGGGTAAATCGACGCAGGTTACTCAGTTGTTTACGCTGTGGTGTATTGTGACCGGCCAAAAACATTATGCGGTCATCGTGATGGACAGTATCGACCAGGCGTATCCAATGCTGGAGGCCATTAAGGCAGAACTTGAGTTTAATCCGCGCCTGAAAACCGACTTCCCAGAAGTATGCGGACAAGGCCGTGTATGGAAGGCCGGTACGATTGTGACGGCCAATGACGTTAAGGTGCAAGTGGCCGGTAGCGGTAAAAAGCTGCGCGGTTTGCGTCACGGCCCTTACCGTCCTGACTTAACTGTTTTGGACGATATTGAGAATGACGAGCAAGTCCGCAACCCGGAACAGCGAGACAAGCTCAATGCGTGGCTGACTAAAACGGTATTGCCTTTGGGCGGGGTCGGTCAGAAATACGATGTGATTTATATCGGCACGATTTTGCATTACGACAGCGTACTGAACCGCACTTTGAATAACCCATTTTGGCACGGTATTAAGTTTAAGGCGATGAAACGCTGGCCCGACCGCATGGACTTGTGGGACAGATGGGAAGAACTTTTCCGAAACGACGGCGAGACGGTGGCCGAGGCGTTTTATCTTGCCAACAAGGACGAGATGGAGCGCGGCGCGGTCACTTCTTGGGCGGCGCGTGGCGTATTGGCATTGATGAAAATCCGTGCGCGTGACGGCCATGCGACGTTCGATTCGGAATATCAGAATGATCCGGTTGCTGGTGAGGCCGCGCCGTTTGCGAACAGCCTGAATTTTTGGGTCAATCGTGATTCGGATTGGATTTTTTATGGTGCGTGCGACCCGAGTTTGGGCAAGGCCGGCAACAGCCGTGACCCGTCTGCGTTGTGTATCGGCGGGTACAACCGCCGCACGGGTGTGTTGGATGTGGTGGAGGCTCTGATTAAGAAACGCCTGCCGGACAAGATTATTTCCGACATTATCGAACTGCAACGGCGGTACCGCTGTGTGTTGTGGGGCATTGAGACGGTGCAGTTTCAGGAGTTTTTAAAGACTGAGCTGGTCAAACGCGGAGCGGCTGCCGG